CAGCAGTCTAAAGCTGGGTGAAGCCGGTTGACGTATGTCAACTCTCGCACTCCGCCAGACACGCCGCATACCCTGCCAGATCGACCGGCGTGTCGGAGCTCTTCGATGTTCCTTGATGCCGCGCAAGCTTGTCCAAGATCATGATTTGTGCCCAGTCAGCCTCGGTCAACGGCGACCGCAGCTTGTGGGCAAAGATCGCGTTGACGGCCGCCACCGTCTTGGCAAAGTGTTGCTTTGGTGGTCCGTACGTCGCGCGTCGAGCCCCTACAGTGTGAATCGCCGTGCGGAGCAGGTGCTCAGCCGCATTGGTCGGCGTGTCGTCTGGTGCTTTCATCGATCGTGTCCTCTTAATTTCTTGAACTGCCAGTAGAAGCCAAGAGGCTAACGTTCCCGATGTGCCAGTCCACCAGCAGCCGGAAAACTTTCTGGCGGCGTATTCCGCTTGCTGAATATCGTCGTCTGTAAGCCGGTAGCCGGTCACGACGTCCGCACCTTGCCGGCGGCAATGCGGAAGTTCTCAACATTGAACTCGCCGGTCTCGGACACGACCACGACGGCCGCCCCGTGGTTCCACTTGTTGACCGGGGCATAGGCGGGCCTCAAATCGCACAGGCAGCCCGTCGAGAAGCACACCGTTTCCTTACCCATCATGTCAGGCTCGCTATGGATGCTTGTTCGATGCCCGTGGCCCTCGAGCACTGTGTGGTGTAGCCGCATGTACGCCCCGCGAGCTTGATTGACGGGAGACGATATGCCGTTGCCTTTCTCGTGGCCGTGAAGTACCGGCAAGCCTCCGCACGTGATGATGCGCTTTTCGCCCACCAAGTCGATGTCGAGGTCCTTGAGGGCCAGCCAGTTGTCGAGGCCCATGATCGGAGACGTGCTCAGTTCCGGGGCGTGCTGGAAAAGCCACTTTTCCCAACGCTCCTCATGGTTGCCCTGCTTCGCCACGATCTTGATGTCTGGGAACTCGCTGCGGAGCCACCGGAGGAGCTGCTGCACCTGTTCGATCTCGGCCAAGAAATTTCGATACTTTGGATTCTTTTCGTGGCGAGAGATGGAATAGAAGTCTGCAAAGTCTCCATTCAAGAGCAGGGCGTCGATCTTGTGTTCGTGCAGATGATCGACAGCGGCCCGAAGGGCGACGTCGTCATGGTACGGACAGTGGATGTCGCTCAAGATGCCGACCTTGCCGACGGTGTCCATGTCGTACACGGTCCACGGCACAGCCTGGCTGCGTGGCATTTCCACGCCTTGGCCAGGTGCTCGAGCTGCTCGCCGCACGCCGTGGTCTCGTCGTACTCGCTTTTGGTTCCCTGCCTGGCCAAAGAGCCCCCGTATGCGACTCCGAGCTGATTCCAGCGTTATGGCACCGCCGGTCGCCTCGACCAGTTTGCGAGCCAGCGACCGCGCCGGGTGGTCTGGAAACTTGCCGATTAGTTCAAGGGCCATCTGGCCGATCGCGTCAAGGCTTCCGAGGCTTTGTGGCCCGGTCTTTTGTGCTGGCACGCTCTGCCCTCCGTGGTGTCTGGTCGTCCGCCGGCTTTTTCACGTACACGTTGCCGTCTTCGTCTGGGCTTAAGCAGCCCTCAACCAGATCGTCGTCAGGCTGGCCAAACCCGTCTGGGCTGCCGACCCAGAATCGCTTCGCTGGTTTCTTTGCCATCGTCGCCACCGGCTAGATGGTGGCATCAACAAAGCCTTCAAGAGCAGTACGCGTAACGCTGCCAGGCGCAATCCACGTGAGAGCCCATCCAAATGTTCCGACGCCCAGCGTGGATGTCTGGGCACTGGAGAGGGCCACGTTGATCTTGCCGGCCGCAGCGTCCGGGATCGTTGTCGTGAACGTCGCCAGCGTGGCACCCGTCACAGTCGAGGTGACGATGGCCGACGCTGTGTAGCCGGTCAACGTAATGTCAAAGTCGAGCAGGCTGGAGAAGGAATCACCGGCCCGCCAGCGGAGTTGCATCTGGCCGGGCAATTGGTCATACGTTGCCATTGTCGTCTCCCTGTTTGATCCACACGCAGTTAACGTCGTCCAACACCCAGCCTTCGCCTGGGCATGGCGGGTATGGGCAGCGGTTGTAGCCGATGATCGTGCCTGACTCGTCACGCACTTCGTAGGCGTGCATCCCGCCAATGAGGCCGATGTATGTGGTTGTCACGCTAATGGAATCGCTCAGGTAAGCCTCGCCCAAATAACGGTGTTTGAATTGCCCACTGTCGTTGATGTCGGCAGGTCAGAAGCCGACGTAGAAGCGGCGGCAATGCGAGGACTTAAATTGCCCGCACTAAAGTTAATCTGCTTTGCAATCAAACCCGGTAGGGTTGTACCAGCAAAAAACGCGGCGACTCCGTAGCGACTACCAGCCACCAAAGTGTAACTTGCTGGATATCCGCCAGTAGTGTCAAAGCTCCGCGTGTACGCTGTGGTTGCGGTTGTAAACAGCGTTGTGTCGTTTGCGGTTCGCGCAACTAATGTCGCTGTGGTTTCATCAAATGTATACAACCCCATCCTCGCCAGAGTTAGGCCAGACCCTACGTTGGCGGCAACCGTCATCGTTATCGTGCTTACGGATACTGTAACGGCAGGCGTAAAGAACGTGTAAAAAGGGTTGCCAGCGGTCTGCGGGGTTGTTGTATTTGATAACTCGCCGCGCGGATAAATATCAATTCCCGAGGCTGGAAAGTTGAGAAAACGATTGAGCGCAGTGAACGTAGTGACGTTGTTGGAAAGTCTCGCATCCGGCAGCGTGCCGCTCGTCAAGTCCGCCGCCGACACGCTCGTCGCCACGGAAGCGACCTCGACGTATATCGTCGATTCCCATCGGTACAATTTCGAGGTATCAGAGCTTAGGTACAGAAGTCCCGCCAGCCCTGTTGCCGGGAACGACGCCGTAGTTGCGTAGCTCACGACAGACGGCAGCGGCGTAACAGTGCCACCGCTGGCGCGATAGAACAACCGGCCGTCCGCTTCGTTGATGGCGATTTGACCAGACGCGAGCGACGACGGCTTGTTGCCGGCCGTCGTGGAACGCAGTAGTAGCGGCGTGTTCGCCATGTTCAGAATGTTCCGGCGTCAAATGTAATGCCGTCGATGCTGCCGCCGGTAATGCTGACGTTGCTGGCCGACTGAGTGGCCATCGTGCCGAGGCCGAGGTTGGTCCTCGCCGTCGATGCCGAACCGAGATCCGACAGGTTGCTCGAGGCCGTCAGCTTGCCGGCCAGACTGTTGGTCACAGTGACGCTGAAACTGGCGTCGTTGTTCATCGCCGCCGCCAGCTCGGCCAGCGTGTCGAGTGCGCCGGGAGCGGAGTTAATCACGTTGGCAACCGCCGTCGACACAAAGGCCGTCGTGGCTATCTGCGTGCTGTTGGTGCCAGCCGCCGCCGTCGGTGCCGTCGGCGTTCCCGTGAGCGCGGGAGACGCTTTGGCGGCGTACGTGCTGTTTGCAGACGACTGCGTCAGGTAGGTGCTGCTGGCGGACGAGATTGTCAGATACGTTGTGGCCGCGTTTGCCGTCGTCAGGTAGCTGGCGAGCTGCGACGAGACGTCAACTGCTGCCACCGCAGAAGTTACGTACGCCTTGGTGGCGTACGAGCCTGGGCCGGCAATCGCCACCACCGTGGCCGTGCCGCCGGAGCCCTGGCCGATGTACAAAATTTGATCGACTTCTGAATACGCAAGTTCACTTTGCAGGAGCGAGCTTGGGGCGCCACTTTGGCCTCCGGTTGCACGTCGTTTTACGCGGAATGAGCTTGCCATCACCAGTTACCTCCGTCGAGAATTGGATTGTTCTGCCATTTGCTTGCGCCGCCATACTGAAGCACATCGCCAGGCTGGGCCGATGCAATCTGCACGTTAGAGAGCTGCTCGAGCGGGCCGCCACTGGTTCCGGCAGGCCCTTGCGGCCCGACGCCACCGGCGATCGTGACCATTGCCGACGAGCTCACCACGGTTGCCAACGCGCCGCTCGATGTCACGGTGGCAGAGATTGGCTGCGATGTTACTGTCGCACTTATGTCGCTCATCTAGCTGGCTCCTCTTGCAGTGCCTCGATCTCACGCCGCCGCTCAAACACCGCAGACGCCACCGGCTGCACCGCTCGCAGGACGCGAGGCAGCAACGCCGACCACCGCCACAGGACAAAGCCGGTGACGGCGGACGTGAGCAGGATGTCGAGGAGGAGGTGTTTCATGAGTTAGCGAAGGCCGCCGTCGGCACGGTGATCGTGCGAGCCACGCCGTTCGTAATTCTGAATTCGTCAACCAGACCGCTGAAATCCGTCACGGACCCGATTCCACCAAACAGATTCATTCCGCCGCTGTACGAGAAGCTGTTGGTTGGCGACCCGTTGGTGATATTGTTTCCATTGACCCAGAGAGTCACTGCATTAGTGCTGCGACGCAGCGCGATGTGATACCACGTCCCTGTTGCCCATGAAAAACTGCCGTTTGCGTATTCCGCCGTTCCAGACCGCCCAAAACGCAGGCCCGTGCCGTCTGATTGCGTGGTCAAAAACATCTGCCCAGTACCGCTGCTGCCAGCAAACAATGCGATGTAGTTTGACGGAAGAGACGAAAACTGTGCAAAAAACTCGACGGTGAAATCGCCAGAAAATGTCAGAGACGAGTCGGACGGAACTACCAGATTGCCGGAACCGGAGAACGCAAGTGAATTGGTGCCGAACTTCGCCGAACCGTTTGTCGCGACCGTTCCTGTCGTTGACAATGTTTTTGCCGTGGACGACGAGTCCGTGATGTTGCCGTCCCCGTGCAGCAGCAGCTTGACCGACGAGAAATATGCGTCCGTCGGCACGCCCGGCGTAACCGCACTGGACGCAGTCGAGTAGCTGCCAGTTCCAACGCCATTCACACCCGCCACGCGAAACGTGTACGCCGTGCCGTTTGTCAATCCGGTGACCGTAGCGGAGGTTGACGTGGATGCGGAGTGCGAGAAAGTTGACCAGTTGGAACCTGAGTCGCTGCTGTACTGAATCGTGTAATCAGTGATCGGCGTCTGCGATAGCACGGTCGGTGCAGTCCACGTCAGCGCCACCTGTGCGTTGCCGAGCGTGCCGTTGACGCTGGTCGGCGCAGGGGGCATAAACAAGTTCCATCGAGTATCTGAGCTTGTCGCGACGAGTTCCCAGACGTTGTTGCCCGCGTATGCATATTGCCGCGAGTTGACCGTGGCGGTCTGGCCCACGCTGGGTGATGCTGGGAAAGACAGTGCCATCTGTACCTCTTGTTATTGCGGGCCGATCTCGACGTAGACGCCAGACGAATCCCATCGCAGGATGCGACTTGACTCAGTTATCACGTACAGCGTGCCGCTGCTTCCCGTCGCCGGGAGCGTTGCCGCCGTTGCGACCTCGACAATGGTCGCGGAACTGCCCGGCACGGCACCTTCCTGGTAGCCCCACGCACCGGGCAGCGAGTCGGCGTTCAAGCCGCGAATGCGGAACTTGTCGTCGCTAGAGATCGAATTTAAGCCAAGCGACCGCACATTTACCGACAGTCCGGCGGAAGCGTCTTGACTTGTTATCGTCGTCCACGACCCTGCGCCTCCCGAGGATCGCTGTACTTCGTACCGGACAGCCACGCCACCGGGACTCGCGTTCCACGAGAGAGTCGATGAGACAAGACTGCCGCTCTGTGTCGTGTAGGTATAGACTATTCCGCTTGGCGCACCCGGCGCAGCCGCAGGGTCGTAGTTGCTGCCACGCGACAGCACGCCATTCGCGATCGACAGGCCGCTGCCGACTATCACCGCACCAGCGGCAGTCGTTGTCGCAAGAGGAAGCCGTGCAGAAGGCACGGTGCCAGACGTGAGCGACGAGGCATCGGTCGAGCCACCGGCACTAGGCGTTGCAGGAGTCCACGCAGTTCCGCTCCACGTCGGCACCTGACCGCTAGTTGCCGACGACTGCGAAAGGTCTGCGAGCGTATGCGCGTGACTCGACGCGGCGGCACCAACATCGGAGTAGGTCAGCGAGACCGCGCCGGTTTTGGCGTTGACGCTCTGGACAGGAGCAGCAGCAGCCGCCCGTGCGTTGGTGTAGTACAGGTTTGTACTGCCTTCCGTCACGCTGTCAGTCGAGCCAGGCGAAGGCGAGATCTCAATGTACGTCGAGCCGCTCCAGCGGTAGATTTTCCCAGTGTCTCGGGCGACGAAAATCTTCCCGCCATCGTTTGTGGCTGGGAATGCACTGAGCGCCAAGTATTCGATGACATCATCGACATAGCTTGGCAGTTGCGATGATGGCACCGTCCCGCCTACCAGCGTGGCGTATG